GTTTTAGCAGTAAAGTTAATAGTATATATAACTGCTCTACGAGTGGTAAAATCACCATCATAATTATCCTCGTAATTAATATTTCCTAACACAATAGGTATATCTCTTTTAATATCTAAATTAGGAACCATATTAACAGTTACCGTATAATCAGGTTGAAAGAAAGGTAAAATTTGTTCAACTATTTGTAGTCCATCTTCAGCAGTTGCTGTAAAAAGATATAGTTGTAAATCAATATTATAAGGTACTGGTGTATAATTAAAATTAGTTTTCTTTCCATCTTCACCTGATTTAACTTGTGAATATTTTTGAACACGAGTTAATTTTCTACTTGCGTCATAACTTAATCCAGTAATTTCAAAACCCATACGAGGTAAAGATGTTGCAAATTCTCTACTATTTAAATTTGCTTGTTGGTCTAATCTGACCATAAATTTTTCTTTAGGTGCATATGCAAGAGGTACTTTTATTCTAGCAGTTACACCACCAGTTTTATTTGTTCTTTGAATAACTATATTATTAAACACTTGTCCAAATGCAATAATAAGTTTTCTTAAACTTTGATTATAAAATCTATTACCTAACATTATGCTGAGTCCTCATCTCCAAAAGGATTTCTTTCTGTAAAGTCTAGTATATCATCTAACGCTGATGATGTATCAAATCCTGCTTCAGTATCTAAATCTGTATTAGCAGCATAAGATGATTGAGTTTGTAATACTGATTCAGTAAAGTCTTCGTTCATTAAAAATTGTGGTTCACCTGTAGGTAAATCTTGTTCTAATCTTATTGATCCTTCACCATCTAAAGCAGCCTGACCAGTTTCTAAACTAAACTTGTAATTTAATTGATCTAGTGTGTACTTATCTTCAGCACTATCTATTGCCTCTAAACCTGTATCTAGTTTTTCACTAGAGTATTCCCAACGAGTCACTCTTAATTTGTAAACTGGTAATTGACCTAATGGAAAGAAAGGTTCCTGATCTTCAACAAATTGAATCTCAAAAAATGAGTTCATTAAAGGATAGTAAATTATATCACCTTCGTTTGGTCTACCTGTAGCAATTAAACTATCTTTTAAACCGACGTGGTAATCCCACGCTCTTTTAGATACCATAAATGTAGTATCTTCTCTAATCTCTAAACCAAACTTTGTAACTATTTCTTGTTGACCTGCAAAACCTTCAGTTGACTCAACATACATTTCAATTAACCAAGAGTCATCAAACCTAGAAGTCGTATCTTCTCCTAGTATTAAATCTCTATTGACTAGTGTTCTTGGCAGGTAATAAACATCGTGGCCGTAAATCTTTAGACCCTCTACGATTAAGTCTTCGTAAAGTCTTTTCTCGTTTTGATTACCAATGCCGTTGCCACCTTGAAAGTAATGATTAACTGGCATAGTATTATCCTATCATAAAGGCTGGGTTTAATTCGTATGTAGTTCTTATTTCTGTTTCTAATTTTTCTATATCAGCAAGTGCTTCAGTATATATTTGTTGACCATTCAAAGTAACTCCACCAACCATCGCTACTCCATTAAATTTAGATAAGTTAGCACCCCATTGTTTTTTAAATAAAGCAGTTACATATCTTTTTAAGTATATGTCATTAAAAACATCTGTATAAGTGTTAGGGTCTAATCTTCTATAACATTCTATTATTAACCATTCATCTTCTTCTAAATCATTTTTCCAATCCATATCAATGTAAAGTCTATTGTCGTGTTGATTAAATCTCATAGGTTTTTCACCAACAAGTATATGATCTAAAAAATCTAAATGTCTTAATACAACTTCATAGTTAACCATAGAAGTTGAAGAAAAATCATATAGATCGTTTAATCTCATTTGATACCTAACATCAAATAGATTCATAGTACCTTTATTTGAAAATGGAAATATATTAATTACAGATAAAACGGTTTCAGGAACCACAAGATAATTCTTATCTTCGTACCAAGTTGTTGATACTGAGCTGTCTTTTAAATCTGTCTTTGTTTCACTTTCCTGATTTAAACCTGACAAACGAGTTTTGTCAGCAGCAGTTAATTTGTATTTTAGATATGTTCTTCTAATACCGTCAGAATGAAATTGCTGAAAGTATTGTACTGCTTCGTCTATTCTATCTTCTAATTGGTCGTCATCAGCATTAATTTCAATTACTGGTTTACCCAATGCTCTTAATGCGTATTGCTTTAATGTTTCTCTTGTAGCTGGTACTGCCATAAAAATCCTCTTTAGTTACTACTATTTATAAGAATTATTTAATGGTAGGAAAGAGATTATCAGCACAAAATAACTTAATATCTTCTTCAGGTAACCCTAGTGATTTCATTGTTCTTGGTGTATGTGGATTTTGTTGTTGATGTTCGCAATAGAAATTTTGTGCTCTTATTACATCTTCTTTCTTTGAATCACTATTAAATTGACCTATTTTATCAATATATGCGTTTAAATTAGATACTGCTAAAGTACAAATTTGATTTAATTCTCTCTCTTCCGTAATATTACCAGCGGCGATCATACCTTTACTGAATATTGCCTTTGCCCAATCTGGTAGTTCTCTCACTTTACTTGGTTTAAACCATTTATTTTCTTCTATAAAATATTTTGTTAAGGGATGTTCTTTTAATAATAGTGGACTAAAGTCGTGGAATGCGCCTGTAATTTTATTCTTACCTGCGATAATATCAAAACCGTAAATAGGTCCTCCATTTTCTAACATAGGAAACAAACAGATATGTGCCATCCAAAGACCTTTAGTTTCTCTGGCATCCACAACATCAATGTGTGCTCGTCTAATACTCATATTAGACCAAGTACGATTTACCCAACCAGGTTGATTAAATCTATCCATACCTGGTTCATTATATTCAACCAAGTGTTTATCAAAAACTTCAATAATTTCTTTTTCTAATTTAACTAATCTTTCCCAAATCATTAATCTTTGCCTTCTATACTTGTTCCTTTGAAAGGATCATTTTCTGTATCTCTATTATTTTCATCAAAGACTTCATCTGTTAATACTAAAGGTTTACCTATTTCGTTCATCTCTTTAAACAATTCTGTAGCAGATTCAAAACAATAAGTTACTTCAGCCACAACATTAATTTGATAAGTGTTTAGATATTCGTTTATGATTTCTTTTACTATTCTTTTGTATTCTTGTCCTTTACCTAAAAAATCATAATAACCTTTAACAGGTACTTTTTTAGAAATCATTTGACCACCAGATAGGTCGCCTAAATGTCTAACATATATGTGTGAGTATAGTTTTTCTGGATCGTCTTGTATAGTTTCAATATGTTCTACATATCGTTTTGTACTATCAGTTATTTTAGGTGGGTTTGATAAGTCAGGCCACAACTTTTTGTAATCTCTATGGATGTTTTCTGCTCGTTGTAGACCAGGTGTTTGTCTAAACAAATCGTTTGCCATTCCATACTTTTCTAGTACAGAATAGCATTGTAATTGATTATACAAGTATATAGCGTACAATTCAGGACGAATCGTACCACTCATTAGAGTTTTTACAAACTCTTGTCTTTCAGCGTTTTGGTGAATCTCTTTTGTAAGCTCTTTAATGTCATATGCCATAATATAAACCAGTAATGTAAAAGTTAATTAACTTATACTATTATGCGTCAGCAGCGTCTAAATCTTTTTGTGCTTGTTTATAAGCAACTCTTTCAGCCGCAACAGCATCGTCAATTTCTTTTAACTTTTTAGTCTGAGCAGTTGACTCATCATCGCCATCAAATTTAACATCAACAGAATTTGTAGAAAAATTGTAAGTCATTCTCCAAGACTCAACTCCATCAGGAGCATTCGTAGCCTTTACTGCTTGTCCTTTCGCTACAGCGTCATCGCCAGCGGCAGTTCTGTCAGTAAATGGTTCACCTGTTCCTACTTTGAAATAATATGTTGCCATTGTTTTTTTTCTCCTAATTAATTGTTATTATGCGTCCGTACCAGAGTGACCTTGACCACCGTATAAACTATCCGCATTACCAAAGTTACCCCACCAGTCAATTCCGCAAATTGCAGGATAACAAGTAGTATGAGAACCACCGTGTAGTCCTGTTCTGGATTGATTTAAACCGTGATTACCAGTTTTGTTAGTAATACTATCACTTCTAGCAGTGTTATTATCTCTAATAACATCATTGTTATCTGTACCACCGTAGTAAACTACCGTGTCAACCGTATGATCTGAATCTGTTGGATCAAATGACCAAGCATATGTTCTCCATTGTTCGGAGTCAGTATTGTCTGACCATCCACCGTGGAAACCTGTTCGTCCCCAAGCCACATAAGGGTTTGATCTATCTGATTTAGTTTGATTAACACTTATGAATTTTCTTGGATTTTCAATACTCATACAGAAAGCATTAATACCACAACCGTAGTAGTAATATGGTGAATAAATCATTCCCCAAGTTCCGTCCCAAGTAGTATTATATTTTGTGTAGTATTGTGGTCCTTGATTTGCACCGTAAGATGTTGTAGTTGAACCAGCAAAATCTTGCCAACTATCAAATATTCTAGCAGCACCAGTTGTTCCTAAAGAATTACCATTAGAACAATTGAAAGCAGCATATCTCATTGAGTTACCGTTTTTATGTCCAAAACCAACCCACTTGTTATTACCAACACAAACGGTCATATCTCTATTGTTATCTGTTGTCCAAGTGTCAGTAAAGTATTCAGTTGAAGTTAAGTTAGTAAAGTAATCTTTAATTCTTTTTACGTGGTTCAAACATTTACTTGATTCAAAAATGTGAATTGTTTTACTTGTTGAAGAACCCTCGTTAGATGAGTGAACCATAACAAGCATTTTGTTTTTCTCGTTATAACCAGTTCCGATAGAGTATTCATCTGAATTGTCTAATTTGTGAGAAGTATAATCGTAATGGTCAAAAGCAGCACAAGAGTTGTTTCCAACATTCATTTCTCTTAATGAGTTTCTTCTATTACAGAACATTCTTCTAGGTCTAACACCTTCAGGAAGATTGTGATTTATTTTTGTCCAACCGTTATCGTATTCAAATTGTGTAGTATAACTATGGAAACTTTGCCAAGTTATAAATCCATCTTTAGATGATGTGTAATATTGAGCGTGTGGATATTGGTCAACTTGATTCATTGATTTCCAATATTTTTGCCAGTCGTCATAAGTTTGTGAAGAAAAGTTATCGTGTCCAATTGAAGTACCAAAATCGTCTTTTGAGTATGCAAAAGAAGCATCCCCTAATATACCGAAACGATAGTTAGTTGTTGAGTTACATACTGCACCCCAAGGTGATCCTACGCATTTAAAACCAGAATCAAAGATTCTGTATGTCATATGATCGTTTTGGTCTCCAGAAGTTCCGAATAGACCGAATAGTGGCAAGCCTTCTTTTCTGTGGTCTATTGCACCAGCAGAACCGCCACCTAGTAAGTTTGATAAAGTTGCCATTTTTTATATTCCTCTAAATTTCTTTGTTATATTTATATCTTTAGATACTTGCATTTATTA